CACGTTGCGGTCACTCGAGTTGCCCGACAAGAAGAATGCAAACTCGTTGAAGTCAGGTCGATTTGAGTCAGACACGGTGGTCCCTCCAGTCTTGGGCCAGTGCTTGTCCAGGTATGGGGTCACGGTGGCGATGCGTGATTTGATTTCGGTGAGGTAGGCGCGGCGGCCGTGCTCGTACCAGTACTGCGCGCTGGGCCAGTTGGGGGCCTGCTGTAGCCAGCAGATGTTCAGCCAGATATCGCCATGGCCGGGTGAGGTGCGTTTCTCGTCGAGCTTGTCGAAGAACGCCTTGACCTGTGCAGCGGCTCCGTCGAACCGATTGTCGTAGCTTTCATCTTGTTGTGCGACACCGTAAGTGGTGCCAGTGGGATCCCACACGGTCTCTATCCATCGCGACTCCTGGTAGAGCGCCGACATTTCGGCGAGGCATTCATCGCGGGTGTGGCCGCGCTGCTTGGCTTCGCCGACGATGAGTTGTGCCACCTGGTCTTCGGTGGTCACTTGCCGCCGCCGAGTCGCTTAAGGAAGTCGAAGAATTCGTCGATCTGACCGAGCACGGTGCCCGCCAGCTTCTCGGGGTGGTCAAGGTCGCCGATGGGATGCACGGTGGTGATGAACGGCTTGAGTAGTTCGTCCAGCAGTCCTCCGGGCAGGTTGGGCACTTCGGCGAGTAAGCGCGCCCTGAGCCGGTCATAGAACCGGTCGGCGATGTAGTTGATTAGCGAATCAGCGGGTTTGCGTAGCCATTTCACCATCCGTACTTCCTTTCGATGCGTGGGTCGATTTCCTGTGCGTAGGACGAGATCCGGTGGTTCAGCTCCCAGCCGAGCCGGAACGCCACGAGTGCGACGACCGTGTAGAACGGCACGTACTTGATCAGTTGAGTGAGCATCATGTCGCCAGTGGTGCGAGGGTGAGGGTGTCGGTGTTGATGCGGATGATGTCCCCGCTGGCTCCCGACTTTGTGGCGGTCGCTTGCGACGACCACAGAAAGTTGCCCGCTGTCGGGTGGTCCCAGAAAGACACGCCAGCAATGGTTTCCGTGCCGCCGAGCGTGTGCTCTGGGGTGTTTGACTGCGCGATCGACCCGGATGCCGCCGCGTTGAATGCGCACGCATAGCGGGTGGCCACCGAGGAAGCATTCGCCGTACCCGCGGCCCCAGGGTCGCCGGTATGCATCTTGGCGTACACGGTTGCCGGTGGTGTGTATGCGATGTTGCGGCAAATGTGATCGAGCAGTTTGTTGGCCAGATATGTTGAAATACCCCATGCCATAATCGGATTCCCTTCTATTGGTAGGACCGGATGTGTGCGCGGCCTATGCCGCCGACGCGGCCCGGGTTGGCGATTCCGAAGACGCCGCCCGAGCCGGGGCCACCGCCGCCGCCAGGCGCGTTGCCGTTGGTGTTGGTGCCTGCCTGCGCGCCGCCGGTGTAGGTCTGGCCGTTGAGGGTGGTGTTGCCCGCAGCCTCGCCGGGCTGGTTGAGTCCGTTGCCGGCGTAGGCGCCTTTACCGCCCGCCCCGCCAGCACAGGTTGTGGTGACCCCGTTGATCAGGAATGTGGTGTCACCGCCCGGGCCGCCGTCTTTCTCTTTGGCGCCCGCGGTTCCGGCGGCACCGACGGCTCCGGTCAGGGTCAATGCGGAGCCGGGAATGTGGATGTTGCGGGCCACGGTGCGCGCGTTCCATGCGCCTTTACGGCCGCCCTGTCCGGTGCTGCCCAGGCCGCCGTCACCGCCACCCCCGCCGCCTCCGGCACCGCACCCCACCGCGTCCATGTAGTCGCAGTTGCGCACGATGTTGTGGGTGAATGCACCCGCGCTCGTGTAGTTGGCCAAGGCGGGCAGCCCGCCCGGCGGATAGCCGAGAGTGCACGAGCGCGCCATGGTCACCGACAATGCGGCGTCGATCTTGGCAACCCGTTCGATCACCAAGGCCGAGGACATCGTCACGGTGCGGGTCAGATTGACGGGCAGCAGCTTGTCGAAGCTGATCGAGCGCGGCGCCGTCAGGTTGCACGCCAAGTCGATCGGGGCAACCCGAGCCAGGCCGATGGTCCCGGTCATCTCGACGGCACTGGCGAGGTCGCACCCGATGACCTTGGCCAGGAACAATGCCCGTTCCATCGTGACGGCCAGCGCGAGATCCTGTTGGAACGTGGCCTGTAGTTGCAGGTTCCGGGTGACCAGGATCGAGCGGTCGGCGGCGAGCTGGTACACCGCCTGCAAAGCGAGCGCGCGATTCAGATGGATCGACTGCACCAGACCGAGCGCCTGCATGGCGATCAGCTCGACCGCGCCGACGCACATAATCGCGAGCGATGCGTCGAGGCCGATTACCGCGTGCCATCGGCCGTCTGGTGTCTTCGGTGGCGCGGCCGGATTGGGCGACCACTTACCGCCCGACGGCGCCGGTGGGGCGGTCGGGTTGGGGGACCAGGGCATCTAGGGCCCGGCGAACCCTATGCGCGAGACAACCTGCGCCTCTTCGGCATTGTCGGCGTCGCGAGTGCCGGTAATTTGCATCCAGGACGGGTTGGGTTTCCCGTCCGGGTCGAGCCCCCCGCGCTCTACCGTGAAAGTGATACCGGGGAGTTCGGGCATGGTGAATGTTGTAGCCATCTCTTACGCCTTTCGCTATGCGATTCTGCGGCCATCGAATGTGGCGATGCCGGATAGAGCCGTGATGCTGCGCGGCACAATGGTTTCCGAGCCTGTTGAGCCGTTGGACCGTAGGTCGTAGTCGACTGCGATAAATCCCGGCTGCACCACATCTCCAGCCACGAGCGGTATCTCAAACGGGCAACCTGACGGAATGGCGCCGGTGATACGGGTGCCGTTCTTGTACACCACCCAATAGGGCACGGACGTACCCTTGGCGGTGACCGATCGGTATGTCGTGCTCATCCGGTACAGGCCGGTAGTGGCAATCTCGATCCGGGCCGTGCCCAGGTCGTCGAGAGTGACATCGGTGGTGTAGTCGTTGAAGGTGAAGAAACCGGACGGGAATGCACCGGATGAGTAGGGTCCATAGGTGACATCGGCGGTGCTGTCGCGTCTGATGCTCCATGAGTTTGACATCGAGAATCCCGCTCCCGCAGAGGTGTAGTCGGACATCGCGAACGCGGCGACCCGGTAGGAGTCGTAGGTGAAAAAGGGGCTTGCCCGCTGCACGCTGAACATCGAATACCGGTACGCGGCACCGATACTGATGGTGTTGCTTGCGTCGGTCGCCGAGAGAATTTGTCGGCCGTTGACGCGCACAAAGTAGTTGTTTCCCGAGCAGCGGATCTCGATGCGCGCGCCCTGCTTGACCGCGGACAACCCGGTTTGCAGGGTCAGCGGCGTGTTGAATGACCAGCTGCTACCCGACCGTGTGAACTTGCCTATGCGGATCTCGCCCTCTTTGGCCAAGCAGTAGGCGCCCTGTGTGCGGCCGGAGTCGCATCGGATGTAGCCACCCGAGTAGTAGTTGCCGTTCTGGGTGTCGCCCAACACAAATGACGCCGACTGGCCATCGGTGGCGTAGGTGTAGTTCGGGCTGGCGAAGAAGTACCCGTCACCGTTGCCGTTCTTGACACCGGCATAGCCGGAGTCGCCCCGGATAGTGACATCGCCGGGGGTTGGGCCGGTGGTCCAGTCCGTCGAATTCAGCGCGGCGCCGTCCGCGCCCGAAAGGACAAAGCTGTAGCTGTTCCCGCCGCCCGTGTTCTGCTCGGTCTCCTGCTCCTGCAACGTGGTCTGCGCGGCAATGGCACTCTTGAGCGCGTCTTGCGACAGACCGAGCAGCGATAGTAGTGAAGTCTTGGCTTGGTCGATCTGATCGAGGATGGTTCCCGTTGTGCCGGTGGCTGTTCCGTCCGCGCCCGTCTTGACACCGCTGAGCATGTTCCCGAGGTTGCTGACCAAATCGTTTACCCGGCTCATATCGAAATTGCCCGTTACATCACCGGCCGCCATGGTCCCGTTGCCAGCTAGCTTCTGAGTCTTGTTGTTGTTCAGGCCAAACCAGTCCTTGACGCCCTGCACTAGCGAGTTGATCGGCGTGACGATGTTGCCGTTGAGAATGTCAAGAATCTGGTTGATCACCGTCTGCATGATCGCAAGGCCGGAGACCTGCGCCTGTTGGATCAGGCCAACGAGTTCCGATGCGGTGATCTTGCCGTCGGACGTGATCGCCTGTAGGCGGGCCTCGATATTGGCGACCTCGGAATTGACCGACCCGCCGATGGCATCCACCATCTCGCGCAGGTCTGTAACCAGCTCGAGGTCCAGAAGGTTCGATGCCCACGGCCGTGCGTTGGAGAACCAGACATTGCCCGCAGTGGCGCCCGGGCCGAGCTCGATGAATTGGGCCGCGCTTGCGGCGCCCGCTGGCACTGTGTGCGTCGTGACGGGTATCCATTGCCAGGCCCCGGATGCGCCGCCCGGGGTGATCGAGCCCTTCGTCACATCGGCGATCAGCGCACCGGCCGCGTCCCAGAATGACCAGCCCGTTTTGATGGTCGCGCCGCTGCCGCTGTAGCCCGACCACATTGCCGCCGCGCGCTGGCTGAGTGTCTGACCCTCGCGCACCGAGAACTGGTCAGTGCGCAGAATCTGCGTGGTGCCGTCGGCGGTCCCGCGTGCGGACCCGCCCGATAGCCAGCCCGGCACTACGCCATCCCACGCGAACGGGCCACCGGCGATGCTGGCGGCGTTCAGGAATTCGCCCGCTCCGTTCGCCAGGTCTTGGATGACATCGGCGAGCCAAGAGACGGGGACGATGCCGTTGAACAGTTGGCTTACGCCCTTGCCGATGGCGTCGAAGAGGTCCGTCCAGCCGGCCTCGATCTCGGCCAGCGTGGGCCAACCCACGTCTTGCCCGGAGGCGAGCTGGAGCAGGCGGCGTATCGGCATGAAGATCTGTTGAATCGCGAGCAGCGTCTCGTCGTCGCCGTCGTAGGTGCCCATGATGGCCTCGACCAGGCCGACGAACTGTCCGACGACGGGAAGGCTTTCGATGAAGTCCAGCAGCAATGCCGGTAAGTCGTCCGGCCCTTGGATGTCGTTCGGGTCGGCGTTGGCGACATGGGAATTGAATCCGGCGAAGAGCTTCGTCAGGATCCCGAACGGCGATAGATCTTGCAACGGGTCGCCACCGGTGGAGCCGTGAAAGGTGCCGGGCATGCGCTCGGCGGCGCGATTGCGCATCGCCGCGGGCGTCAAGTCCTGGAGCTTCTCGGCCAGGGTCTCGATTGTCAGTGCGCCGGCGGGAAGGTTGGGCACACCACCGGGGGTGGTCAACGCCGGACCGCCCGAGACGCCTTGGGTATCCGCTTGGGGCACTTGGGGGCGGTGGCGGTCATCTCCACCACCGGCTCGGCCTCGGTGTGCTGCGGCTGTTCGGGGAGTTTGATCGATTCCTGGCGTACCCCATCGGTGATCCATGCCGGTGCGTGCACGGCCGAGGGGTCGACATGTTCGGTCTGCCGGATGCCGATGGCTACCATCTGTGCCGCTAGGTCAGCGACCCACGGCTGTAGCACGGTCAGCGGCATTTCGGTGGCGGTCAGCAGCGCCGAGGCCAGCGCGCCGCCGACGGCCTTGGTCTGGCCGTCGATGTCGTCGGGCGCCGGGATCTTCTTCGGGATGACCTCGGCGTCAATGACCTTGTCGGCCAGTGCTGTTGCCTCTTCCGGCGAGATACCTTCTGTCACCACAGTCCTATCTGTTGCAGGCCGCTCATGGTGCGGCTCATCAGTTCGGCCATGCGCTCGATTGCGTCCTTCTCCTTGCGGGTGTCCCCGAACGTGCCCTCGATCGCCAACGCCCTGCCCTGACCCCAACTGATGTCCAGAGAGCGGCAGCGCCGCACGAACACTCGTGGCATCAGGTACTTGCTGGTGCCGCCCACGCGGTCACCGAGCCACCAGTGCCCAAACCCGTTGTCGCCGATCAGCCACGGCGACGCATTGGCCACGGTCAGATCAAACGATGTATCAGGGTCGGTCTCGCGCCGACGGCGACGCAGATCCATCGTCGAGGCCGCGGTGAACGCCTGCGTGACGTTCGTGCTCGTGGTCTCAAGGTAGTGACCCCAACCCTGTCGGCTCGTCCGCAGCAGCAGCGGCACCGACATGTGAGCCAGGATCGAATCTCGGTAGATCGGGTTCAGGAACGAATCAATCGCGCCACCGAGCGACCCGACGCTGATATTGAATCCGACGGCGACACTGATGGTGGCAGAGATGTTATCGCCGAGAACGTCGCCACCATATTGTATTGCTGCACTTATTAATTCGTTCACGCCCGGCATGGACAAACCGCCCACGGTGATCCGGCCGGGACCGCCCGGCGAGCGCGAGAAGTTCGAGGTTTGAATGCCGGTGATGTCGCCGTCCCGGTACACCACGTAGGGGTGCGCGGGTTGGGTGCCGAGAATGCCGGGCAGTCGGTACCCGGTCTCGTCGATCGTCTCCCCAGTGAACAGGCTGTAGCTGTCCTCAACGTGATTCGAGAGAAGGTCTGCGATTGTTCGGGTCAGGCCAGTGGCGAGGTTGCCGCCGATTGATGTGCCAGTGCGGAAACCCGACTTGTCTACGATGCGGACGAACAGCGTGCCGGTGCGCCAGTTGGTGCCTGCACCCGGCCAGGGTTCGGGGTCTCCGGCTTTCCAGCGCCGTAGATCCCATTGCAGCTCGGCGTCTTCCATGATCGGCGCGGCAACGTCGAAGATAGATGTTTTGATACTGCCGACGACCAGCGAAATCGGCGCCACCGAATCACCGAACGTGCGTGGCACGATGACGATTTGCGACTGCTGCCAGATGTTGAGGAATATGTCAACCAGTTCGGCGATGTTCCAGTTGGCGGGGTCGAGCAGCTTGAATAGGGTAGCGATGTCAATGTTGGTCAGCTGCAACCGAAGTAGGTTCGCGGCCATCGTCAGCAGGATCCCGTGATCAGCCTGCGCGAGCAGCATCCACGCCTTCGGCTGCTGAATCAGACTGATCGGAAGGAACGGATTACCAGCTGTATGAACGAATTTCAGTTCCTCGATGTCGTCCAAGAAGTCGATGACCACCACGTCTCCCGTGGCCCCGCGCTCAATATGCACACCGTCTTTGGCCTTCATCCGCCCACCGATGCGGGCGCCCATCGTCTCGACGATGACGTGAATGTTGCTGGTACCGCGGGCATCTTCGTCGAGGGCCCAAAACGCCGCCCAGGTGCCGCGCCTATCGTCAAGGTCAATGGGTAGGCGCAGTGAAATGGTGCCGGTCTGGTTGACGATCGGATTGACGCGCCCGCCCAGCTCGCCGCGCACCGTGCCGCGATAGACCCAATCGCCGTCGTAGAGTTCGATGTGCGGCGGGTCGTAGGCGCGCTCGATGCGGTACTCGCGCACCTCCCGCGCCCACAACGCGAAGTCGTCGTGATCGGTCCCGGTGAACGGCTCCGCGAATGTCGCGACGGTCACGCTGCCACCCCGTACCGATCGCGCTTGACGTGGCAGGACCGGCATAGCGGGTCATACCTCTGCGGGTCAGGCGAGTATGGGACGGGCTTCTTCCCCTCCCATAGTCCGACCCCCGTGTGGAACAACAGGTTCGGGTCGGAATGGTCGTAGGACCACGCGTGCGCTGGCGCGCCGCATTCGCTGCACGGATGATTTTTCGCCGCACCGTATGTCGCTCGCACGCGCTGATGAGCGGTGCTGTAGGCGATTGTGGCGCGGTCGGGCCACGGCATATCGGCAGGACGTCCACCTTCGCCGTATCGGATCTTCGCGCGTGCCGAGAGCGCTTCGGCATTCTCGGCACGGTATTGCCGCCTAAGCTCACGGGAGGCTTCGACATCGGCGTGGTACGCCCTGCGCTTGCCTGCTAGTACCTTCTCGCGATTGGCAGTTCGATACTGATTCTGGCTCGCCAGAATCGCTGTCTTGTTGGCCTCGTAGTGATCACGCTTGCACGCTTTGCACCAGCATTGCAAACCATCACTAGATCGGGTGTGCTTGCCGAATTCACCGCCCGCCTTTGTCAAATGGCAACGTGTGCAGGTCTTCTCGATGATCACTGGGTCAACCCACTTTCCGCCGACCAGAAACGGCGTTGCCGTAGTGTGGCTTTGGCCCCCGATGGGCCCTGGCACACGACGGGCATCTGCACCGGGTCATCCTCGGTGCCGGTGTACTGGGGTACCGGGTAGAGCGGTTCAACCCCGTTGAATAGACCGGCAGCGTTCGACAGATCAGCGCTCAGGTAGGTGTCCATGAACGGATCGGACATCACCGAAAGCATCTGCGTGAGCTGCGGTGTGACGATCATTCGGGCGGCGTCGGCCCCCACCGGGCGGTTCCACTTGCGTTCCTGCCCGAACGCGAAGTCAGGGAACTGCCATGAGATCGCCGGGTCGAGTTCCCATTCCGGCCATAGATCTTGATCGGTAGGGTTCCACACGTCGAACCATCCGGTGTTCGGGTTCGCAACCACCCTGATCACTGGAGCAACGGCCGTCGTCTTGCCCGTGAATAGCGCAGTCAGGAAGCCCGCCAGCGGTCCACTCGTGAACGACATCACGTAGCCGAAGAAGGTGCCCGTGACCGAGACGCCGCCGGGGCCGATGTTTGAGAGCTGCTCCAACGCTTGGCGCACCGTTGATGCGGACGACAGGAAAGAAATTGGCGCGGTCGATTGACCGCCGACCGTGAGCGTGAAAGACAGCGCCCCGACGGTGACGGAAAACGCCAGTGGCGCCAGGCCGCCGCCGTCGACGGTCAGCATGCCGGGGTGAGTGATTGGGGTGAGGACGGTGAACTGTTTGGAGGTTCCCGTAACGGTGACATTGCCCGGCCCGAGGGATGGCAGTGCCTCTAATGCCGACTGGATGGTGGTGATGTTTGCATCGACCGCGAGGTCCACGGTCGAATCGACGGTCGTGCCGTGGACGTATCCGAGCTTGTACGTGCCCGATGACCCCGCGTTGTAGACGGTGAAGTTCCCTGAGTTGACCCACTCGGAAACATCCTCGGGGCCTTCATACATCGGGTTGTAGGCGTGCGCCGACACCACCGCGTGATAGGCGTCGTCAATGTCGGCGTCGAATCCATCCTCGGTGGTGTACTGAATCTCCTTGGCCAGCTTCAAGTACAGGAACCGCGGACCCGAGGGCCCATCCCATGTGCACTTGACCTTGCACAGGTTGTACGGGGTGCCCCAGAACTTTTGAAACCGGGGCCGTGAGGCGGGGGTGAGGTGAAACGGCAGGATCGGGTTGCGGATCGGCACCTCTTCGCCAACCGGCCGCCCGCCAGGCTGGAACGCCCCGGACTGGGTTCGCATCGTAAACCCGGTGTCATACATGCTCTTCGGATCCGTGTCGAGCACGATGTCATCGAGCAGGTACTCGTCATTGGGCGCGGACACCACCACCGAATCACCGTTCGACGATTCCAGCGTGATTGTTGCAACCGCCACCTCAGGACCACCTACTCAACTTCGCCGCGGATACTTCGTCTTGCTGCCGGCGCATCATCGACACGGCGTCACTGGTGTCGAACGCGCTGATCGTGGTGTTGAATACCGGCCCCGGCTGCGCCCCGGCCTGCGCACCGTGAGCCGTCCCCGCGGGAAGCGCTGCGGGCGCCGGTACAGCGGCCGACGTGGCAATGGGTGCCGCTCCACCGAATCGGCCAATCCCGGCGCCCTCGGGTGCAGCACCAGGGCCACCACCAGATCCGCCGCCAACCGATATGCCGCTGACGAACTGCGAAATCCCCTTGAGCCAGCCCGGCGAATCGCCGACCCCCAGCACCCCGAGCGCCGAAGACACCTGACCGCCAACCGCTGCGGCAGCTGCGTTGCCGAACTCGAAAGTGCGCTCTGGCTGACCGGGCACCTGCGACTTGACGCCCATGCCAGCCAGCCCGATCCCCGAGAGCCCGGAAATGGACGACGGCAGATTGAACCCGCCGCCACCGGTGGACGATGCGCCTCCACCCGGCGCAGCGGCGCTCACCGCTTCCGTGCCGCCGGACGAGACCGTGGCATCGCCGACGGGTGGATTGACGCCGGCGGCTACGCTCTGTCCGGTCTCGGCGCCCTTGGATTTCAGTGCGCCGAGCAGACCGTTGGCGATGCCGGGCCCGGAGAAGATGTGCACGTGATCCATGTGGTTCTGGGTCGGATCACCATTGGCGCGCGTCTCCATCTTCTCTGAGCGCCCGCCCGGATACCAGAGCTTCTGCTGCCAGATAGCCCATTTCAGGTCAATGGCCGAGGCGTTGTCGACCGCGAAGTCCTTGACCGCATCGCCCTTGGCCTTGTCGCTGGTCATCACATCCAAGGCGCGGCCGGTGGAGTGCTCGCCGTACTTGTCCTGCGGGCGCCAGCCGCCAATGTTGCTGATTCCGAACCGCTCCGAGATGATCGAACGCAGCTCCTGCGAGCCCTTGACTAGGCCACCCCCGGAGTAACCGGGTAGCTTTCCCTGGTTGTTCAGGTAGTCCAGCAATCCTGGGTAGGCATTCTCAATTCCCTTGCGCGACTTGGATTGAATAACGAACTCGTCACCGTGGACCACTCCCGCTATCCGGTTGACCGGTACGTTGCCCGTGTAGCCGCCGATGTCGAACCCGAACTTTGGCATGTGCGGTATCGCGCTAATCTTGGTGCCGCCGACCTCGATGGACAGCGTGTCGGCGACCGCATTCCACTTATCGCCGATCCAATTGAGCACCGCGACAAGGCCATTCTTGAGCCCGTCCCACATGCCCTTGGCTGCGTTGGTGATAGCACCCGGCAGACCCTTGACGAAATCGACCATGCCCGTGAATTTCTCGCGAACGCCGGTCCATACCTCGCTTGCCTTGGAGACGAGCCAGTTCCAGCCGTCGCCGATGCCTTCCCATACCCTCTTGAGCATCGGCCAGGCGGTGTCCATGAACCACTTCACGACAGCCTCGGCGGCAATCTTGATGGCTTTCCACGCGGCATCGACAATGGCGCGGAACCGGTCGGAATGCTGATATGCGTAGATGATTCCCGCCACGAGCGCGCCCACGGCCACCACAATCAGGCCAATCGGGTTGGCCGTCATGGCCAGGTTCCACAACCGTTGTGCGGCGGCGGCTGCCTTGCTGGCGAATGCGACCGCGTTGGCGCTCGCCGACGCGAGGATCGCCGCAGCGTTCATCCCCTCAAGTAGCGGGGTCGCGGTGCCAAGGGCGTTGTTCATGGTGTCTAGCGCGCCCGCGCCCCAGGCGTCATCGCCGCCGATCAGATCCTTGGCGGTCGTCAGCGCGCCGCTGACCTCGCCGATTCGGCCGGTGATTGCACCCGTCACCGCGGTCACCCTCTCGGATGCCTTTGACAGCCCACCGGCCATCGAATTGCCGAGTCGAACTGCAATATCCGTACCGATGTTCGCCTTGTCCACCGCGCCGACAAGCCCGCGCTTGACCGCCTCGCCCGCCCGGTCGTATCGGCCGTTCGTGACCGCATTGAGGATCGAAGTAACGATGGCCGCGCCAGTGCCCGCGCCCACCACCGATCCGAGGCCGGGAAGGGCGCTGCGCAGAATGTTGCCGACCGAACCCGAAATGCCCGACATTCCAGTGGGAATAGTCTTGGCGATCTGCTCACCGATCGCGCGGCCCGCGCGCGCCCCGGCCTCTGCACCGGCGTTGGTGATCGCCGCCTGCTCGATCTTCGGCACTACCTTGATGTCGCCGGTGTGCTTCTCGACCGTCTCCTTGGTCTGCTTACCCGCGGCCTCGGCGGCGGGCTGGTCAACCTTCGGCCTGACCGCAACCTCGGCGGTCTGCTTCTCGATGGTTTCCTTGACCTGCTTACCGGCGGTATCGGCAGCCTTCTGGTCGACCTTGGGTGCGATCGAGACGTTGACGACCTTGCCGTCGATCTGTTGGTCGATCGCTTCGGTCACACCCTTGAGTGAGGGAATGATCTGAAGTGTCGCGTATCCGATGGTTGTCACGTATGTTTCACCTCCACAACAGGTTTCATTGTCAGATGGCTACTTGGTGTAGCCGCTCTTGCGTTTCAGGAACATCGCCTTGAGCGTTTTCTTCGCGGCGGCAACGGCTTTGGCGACCATTGCGGCGCGCGTCGGATGGTCGATGTTCTCGGGCACCCTGTCCGGGTCGCCGAGCAGCTTGACCATTGCCGCCCACACATCAGCGATGAGGTGATCGGTAATCGTCCATCCAGGCTGACCGTCATTGACGGCCGCTACCGTCCGCGAATGAGGCGGCAGGTGGCGCACCAGGACGCCGAGACGGCGGATAGACATTGTGCCGCGGTACAAATCGGTGAGATCAAGTCCGTTGTAGAACTGGGCTAGGTCGGCCTCTACTTCGTCGCCGTGCTCGTCGAGCAGGCTTAAGAGGCCGATTATTCCCCCGAGAGCTCCAACAGCTTGGCGCCGATGTCCGCGAAATCTCCCACAGTCGGGCTTGTTGCGAGAAATGCGGCCCACTGTTCGGATCCGAGAAGCAACTCGGTACCGCCGAGTTCGTCGCCGTCCTTGAGCTTCATGTAGGCGGCCAGGGGCACAGTGTTGCCGAATGGGATTCGCAATGTGATCCCGTTCTGCTCGATGTCGACGTATCCGTCAGCTTCGGCTTGACGAATCGCCGCCGACTTCTTGGCCTTGTGATCTTGCGGCTTGGGCGCATTGGCTGGAATTGCTTTGCGCGGCGCGCTTTTACGTGGTGCGGTCATGACTTTCGACTCCTTGACTACGGGGGAAGGGGGCCGACTCGCTGGGTGGAGCACCGCCCCGGACACGGGAGTCGGTCGCGTCCGGGGCGGGTGCATTCGCCCTACGTGACGGAGACTGTGCCGCCCGTGCCGGTCGCGGACACGGCGGTGACCGGCCCGGTGAAGATGGCCACCAGCGGACCTCCGTCGGGGCCTTCGACGGTCACGCCCGGATCGTCGAGCGCCTGCACAGAGTCCAAGTCCCGCAACGCGGACTGCAACGCATACGCGGTCAACGCCGTAATGGAGACCGTGGGATCGCCATCCACCGTCACTGTGTAACCAGTGACGCCAGAATCAATGTCGAACGTCTTGGTGACATCATCGGCAGTGCTGCTGTCCAGGTACTTGAACACATCCCCGGCCGCGTCGGCGGTGTGATGCACGGTGATCTCCGCGAACGACAGTTCGCCGTCGACAATGCCGCCGTGGCTCTTGAGTTCAGCCAGCGCCGGGCGAAGCGACACCCACACGCGGGTGGTGTCCTCATCGACGTGCCGGTACAGCACGTAGATCTGAACATCCTTGGGGATGCCCAGCTTGTCCGGCGTGGACCCGGGAAGCACGATCTTGCGGGTAACGGCGTTGTACTCCAGGGCAGTGAAACCGCTCTTGAGCTTGCCCTTTCGGAACTTGATCCGAAACGACGGGTGTCCGAACGCGTCGTATTCCTTGACCTCGCCGGACGGGTCGAGGGGGATGCCCTTCTTGTCGTCGATCAGGCCGGAGAACTCCCAGCCCTTTTCCGCAAGATCATCGGTGGCGTTCACCGGAATCATCGCGGCGATATCTGTGACGTCAGCCTTGATCGCCAGCCAGACCTCGGCCTTGTCCGGGATGACGGTGGCATCAGGATTGATGGTTGCAACCATTGTTGATTCCCTCCTTAAGGGCGTGAGAGCCCTTGCGGGCCAACAAAAAACCCCGCCAGGTAGGCGGGGTTGATCGGTGCGCGTTCTGCGCGGTTATCGGGTGCGCGCTCGGGTGCGCACTGTGAACGAAATGAGGTCACCGCTGGTCTTGGAGTCGCGCGCCTCCAGGAATGCGGTGCCGGGCAAGATCGCGGCGACACCGGGAATGCGTGCGGTCAACAGCCGTGCCATCGCCGCGTAGGCGTATTTCGTCTCCCGGCCCGCAGTCCACGACGTGATGCGGATTGTCGGGTCCGTGGCCGCCGGCCACATGTCCAACGTGCTGCCGTCATCGGCAACCAGCAACACCGGATCGGAGCCCAGCGTCCAATCGGCCGGAAGCTCCAGCCGCACCGACAACTCGGGGAAGCGCGCCACCAAATCGGCCTTGAGCCAATCCTTGATCAGCCGCGCAACGTCGACCGGCTCACGGCTGGTCATTTCGGCGGGTTCACTTCCAGTCCGGCAGCCGCGGCGGCGCGCGTGAGCACACCATCCTTGGCTTGGCGTTCGGCCGGTACCGTCACCGTGGCGACAGCGCGGTCAGTGGTGTACTCGTCGATGGTGGAGAATTCGGCGACCGTGGCGCCCTCGTCGGCCAGCTCGCCGACCTGTAACGCCAGCTCAAGAATGTGAGCCTTGGCCATCTCTTTGAGAACTTCGGCGCCACCCTCGCGGTCCAGCTCGAACGTCATCCTTGCCCCCTCTTGCACAACACCTCGAGGCCGCCCAATATCGGCATTGAGCGCCAGTCATTGACGATGATCTGGAACCGCTCGCCGCGCACGGTTAGCTCATCGCTGTTCACAATGTCGGTGCCGGTATCGAAATAGACGACGCACGCGATGTCTTCACCGTCGCGACCGCGTTCGATTCGATCCACACCGCCGCCAGGAGCGACTGCGATTGCCACCAGTGCGGTGTCGGTCGCGTCTATCAGCTGGCCGTTCTCGTCGCGACCGCCGCCGCGGTGACGGGTCACTGGCTCGCGCAGTGTCGCCAGGCCGCCCAGGACGCTCACGTGAGGTCGATCGCGCGCTTGGGTCCGCGGTACCGGGCAAGGATCGCCTTGTCCGACTTGGAGAACCACACACGGCCGGACGAATCGGCGAAACTCACGGTGAACGGACCCGCACCTAGTGACTGCGCGCCGACGGCCGGGCCGGACAGTGTCGCCGCAACGACGCCGGCCACTAGGTCGGCGATCGACTTGGGTACCGCCTCGGTGACCTCGAAAGTCACTTCGGCTGTGCAGGCTTTGACGCCGTAGAGCGTGCTGCCGTACAGCGTCCACCCGGTGACAGGCGTCGGTGCGCCGGTGGTGGGATTCACTGCCGACACCGTGGTGACCGATTCGACCCGCGCCGGGATCCGCACCCGGCCGCCGTGAACCTTGCGGCGGGTGGTGTACGTGCCCGGCTCGAAACGGAACCCGTCGGTGGCGGTGAGTACCGCCTCGGACGCGATCCGTAGCAGCTGCTCGGCCCGGCCGGTTTGGGCAGGGTCGAGCGTGCCGCCGAGGGCCGTCGCTACGTCAGCTGGCGTCGCCAGTGTCACCGGCGGGCTTTCCCTGCTGACGACGCGCCTTGACGGGGGTTACCTCGACATCGACGAGATCCTCGCGGCGCTTGAGGGTGTGGAAGTACTCGATCTGCTCGGCGTCGGTCTCGTCGTCCAGGGTGAGCGAGACCGTCTGGTTGGACTTGTTGAGGATGGTGACCTGCACAGCGGCCATGGGTTTCGTCCTTTGTCTAGAGGGGGGTAAGGGAGATGGAAGCGGCCCCAGGGGAAGTGGGGCCGCTTCCTGCTCGCTACTAGGTGACCGTCACGTCCACGTCGCACACCGCGAGAGCTTCGGGGCGAACGACCTTGGCGCCGTACAGGTGCAGGCCCTTGAGTGCGTCCGAGAACGAGTTCTGCGGACGGAAGGGCTCCACCTTGTTGATCTGGTTGGCGTACGTGGTGGCCATCGAATGACCCGCGACCACGAAGTTGGACACCTCGGGCGCGGTGCCCGCGGTACCGGCCGGGATGGTGTTGGCCACCAGCACCGAGAACCCGACAATCCGGCCGACTTCGCCATTCATAATCGGGGCGTTGGTGCCGTACTTCGACGCGTCAGTGAACCGTGGATCGCCAAGGATCAGCGCATAGAACTCGGGCGAGACGAGCAGGAACCGGCCCACGCCAGGCACGTTGGCCTTATCGAGGGCCAGTCGCAGCCTGCGCACGAGCAGGTAGGCCGCGTCGGCGGTGGCGACATCCTGGGCTGCCAGGACTGTGCCCGCCTGGGTGGTCATGAGACCAGACAGGAACGCATCGGTGACCTTCACCAACTCCTGCGCAGCCAGATATGCCGCCTTGGACATCAATTCGCCGTCGTTACGGACCTGGCGGGCGTCGATGTCGTCGACCTCGAATGCGAAGTACTTCGACTGATCGACCAGCAGGGTCTGGTCTGTGGTGGCCAGGGTCTGCGGATCAATGGCGGTGACGTTCTTGGTGTACGTCGCCACGGTCGGCGCGGCCAGTGAGCCGATGTGTACGGTGTCGCCGCATTCGGAGATCTCGCCCTCGTAGTCGCGGTTGATGACACCGCCCTGGGCGAAGACGTACTGCGTCTGTAGCGCGATCATGAGCTGTGCAGTCCACAGCTCGGGAATGAAAGTGTCGACAGCCATTGTGCTGCCCTCCTTTTCGGGTAGTTGCTACTTTTTGCTGGTCATGAGTGAATCCAAACGGCCCTCTTTGCGGGCCTGAACAATCGCCGCGTGATCCCCGGCCGCAGACAGCTGGTCAAGCTCTGACTGAGTCATCTGCTTGACCTTGCCGGCGTCACCGCCGCGAGCACCGGCGCCGAAATCCGGTGATGCCGCCTTACCTCGGAACGCGAGCAGCTTGTCGGCCGACGCTTCGAGTTCCTCCTGCGTCGAACCGGACAGCAGATCTGCCGGAACACCCTTGTCTGCTGCCACTTCCGCGCGCAGGGCACGGACCTCGACCTCAGCGGCCCGGGCCTCTGCCTTGGCTGCTCGGTCAACCGCCTTGTCTATCGCAGTTTTGTTCGCCTCGGTGATCTCATCGAATTGCTTTGCCTTGTCGGCATTGGCCTTCGACTGATCCTCGTGCTTGCGAGAGAGTGCCTTCCACTTGTTCGCCTCGGCCACCCAATCCGTGTCGGCTGGGGGTGCATCGGCGGGTGGAGTGTCGGTGGTGTCCGCATCGGCGGGCGGCTGATCAGTTTCGATATCGTCCATTGGTTGGATCTCCCTTGTCGGGTATCTACTCGGTGCCCATGCCGGGCCATTCCCGCCGAGGTGGCAGGGAAGCTAGTTCGCCAAGTCGTTGCGCAGCTTGGCTATCTGCGTGAGGTGGTACTGAATCTGCGGCGAATCTTCAGGTAATCCCTTGGCGCGCAGGTTGGCTAAGCTTGATTCCAGGCCGGGCAATAGGCGCTTGGCCGCGGCCGATTTCGCTTCACCCGGCGTCGTCGGTGTCGGCGCGGGTGTCGATCGATCGGACTTCGGTATGTCATCCGGGCCGCGAAACCGCTCGTTGCGCAACGCGATTACCGGACCCAGCTCGCCGTGCCCGTGCACCACAATCAGGTTCTCGTAGTCCTTGGCTGACGGATCTGCCGGTAGTAGCCCAGATACCTCGACGAGGTCGTGAATCGCTTTCAGCCGGTCCTCGTGCAGGATCTTGCCGCGCCGAGGCCGACGCGCCGGCTTAACGCCACAGTCGCAGCCCGGATGTATCGGTAGCAGATCCTCTTTGCTATAGAACAGCACCGAGGCCACAACACATTTGGCGCAACTACGCGAACCGTTCAGGACACGTTGGAATCCATCAGCCGACGAACGGCGCAATGTCGATCGTGCCTGCTGCGTCTTGGCGATCTGCAAATCTGACTGCACCATCTTGATCAGCCGATTCGAGGCCTCGGTGACAGCATCGGATAGTGACTTACCTTGCGAGAGTGCATATCGAGCCGTTTTCGCCGGCCGGGAATACACCTCGGACATGTCGACGCCGCGTAGTCCCTGACGGGTGTCAATGATCCGGTCGCCGACGATGCGCTCGCCGTGCTCGTTGGCCAACACGCGGGTTAGGTATGCGTCGGTCAGTGCCGCTGTCTGCTGCTGGCCCGCGGCGATGACGGGTAGCACCCGTGCGGCGAACTCGGCAGTGCCAGCGTCCGAGATTGCCTCGGGGCCGAAACTTCCTACTGCGTACTTGACTACCCGCGCACGGACACCTGCCGCCGACGTGGCGTAGGCGTCATCCAGTGACATCGGCCGGCGACGGTGCTGGTTCTGCCGGTGGTGGTGGCGGGGCGAACGTCTGCGCCAACAGTGCATCGTTCGCGCGTAGCGTTTCCATCTCGTCGACTTGCTCGACCGAGAACCCCCACACCTCGATCATGCGTGTACGCCAGGGGAGATCCTGCGCCTTGGTCGAGGCGTCGGCTTTCTCGGCCAGTGATCGCATCTCGAAGGGTGCCCAGAGGGTTTCCACGTCGGCCACCGGTGCCGACTCACCGGCCTCGATCGCCAATGCGCCGCCGATCGCGGCCGCCAGACTCGAATCGGCGCGCGCCGCACGATCGCCCGTCTTGAAGATCAAGCCCTCCTTGGCGAATGCCGCGCCCTCGGCGGTCTGATTGGCGCCGTCGGGCACGAAACTCGACATGGGGGTGCGGGTTACCGCGGCGAGATCACGAATGTCGTCCTTGGCGCCCGAGAGAATCTGTGTCAGGTCGCCGATTTGCGACTCCCAGATGTCAATCCCCTCGGGGATCTGCCACAGCTGGCCCGGGCCCGGCTTGAACATGTTCCTGTAGTC